GCCATTGTAGCTGCTACATATGTTAGGATTTTAAACACAAACCCTTTTCGCATGTATCGGCTGGAAATTAGGCCCTTTTCAAATGCAAGCGGTATTGCGCGGTACTTTTCCCATACGGCCATTTGGTCTTTATCGTATCCGTATTCATCAATTAACATTTGATAGGCAATAGCCGCCCATTTAGTGAAAAGGTCGATGAATACCAATAAAATAAACACGCCCAAAATCTGGACGTGTTTAATTCCAATAAGCCATATTGCGACGGCTGCCGCACCACTTAATAACGCTTTCAATATAAAACTATCTGTTAAAGAGTTCCAACCCTCAACAAAAAACTTCAAAATAAACTCCATTATGCGCCCCTTATTTAACCTTACCTAAACCATAAACGCTGCGCGCTATATTGGCTTTTCTCATATTGATTTTGTCTAATTGTTCCCTCTTTTGTTCGCCGCTCATGCGTTCATTATTAATGATCGCTTTAGATGCTTTGTTTAAACCTTTTAGGCTATCACTTGCATTTTTGAGTTTTGCGAATTCTTTGGCATCGTATCCGTCTGGCCGTTGCCCCGTTAGTTTGAATTCATTATGTAATTTTTCTTGTTCCTTATAATCATCATATACACGCTGCACGCTATTAGATGATTGATAAGGAGCCGCCGTGAACCCTCTTAACCCCGGCGCTTCGTACCATTTTTTAGATGCATTATTTTCTTTCGCACCAGTAGCCGCATCAATGCCGCTTAAACCTAAACCAGCAAGGCCGCCGCCGTACCCTCTTATTGTATTATCTACAATATACGGCGAAACGTTGATTTTATCGCCTACGAATTTTGCTACTTCGCTTGTATTTGCGCCATATTGTAGGTGTGCCGGTAAATTTTCTTGAGATTGTGGAATTAAATTCCTTTGTCTGAATAGCGATTTATTTGTCATGGCTTCAAAAATCGGTATACCGGCAGTAGGCATAAAACTCGGAGCCATGCTATCAATAACTCTTTCCCCGAAACCTTTAAACCCTACGCCATTACGCCCGCTCTTTTTATCGTCCATGTACTGTAACATGCGTTCAAACGCCGTACCGAATAAGATGCCAGCTTCAAACGGCTTCGGAATTTTATACATATTTTCTTTACCCGGAATTATCCAAAATGTATCTTTCTCCCATTGTGGCAACTCTTGGTATCGTTCATCGTCTTTATTCATATACCATAACAAAACACTTGGTAACGTAATATATAGCATGGTTTTAACCGTCATACCGCGCGGGTCTTCCTTAAAAGCACGGGCCATTTTGTCGGCGCCTTGAATTGTAGCATTAAAAAAGGCTATTACTTGATTTGCTTTTTTAGTATGCGAACCCCTACGGCTAAAATCTAACGTTATATCACGGCTTTCTAGTGCTGCTTCTCTTGCAGTTAAAGGCTTTCTATCTTTACCAAATAGGCGATTACTAACCCCAGTATAACCCTTTCGTGCATTATCGAATTCCGCCAATCGTGTTGCCATTTCTGTTGCTTCACTCATGGCGCGTAATACTTCAATAGGGTTTTTAATCAACTTAGTAGCCTTACTTTCACGGCTCATAATATCGCGTAATTGGCCGCCTAAATAGTCGCGGTCTAACGAAACCATTGCCGCATGTGCTGCGCCGGATTTCATGTATTCCCAATATAAATCACCTTTTTTAAGGAATAATGATAACCCCTTAAAAGTATCAAGAACAGGAATAAAACCGTGTTTGGAATAAATAGATGCGCCTATCATATCGCGTACAGGGTTCCGCAAGATAAATTCTGGTGATAATGTAGCACCAGCGCGTAACCAGTTGGCCGGATATGACAAGATTTTTGCAACCATGTTTGATTGGTCTTTATCTAACATGCGCATCGTTTGAATAAGTTCCGGCGTTGTTTCATATGTTACTTTTTCGCCGTTTTCCCAAACGTTAAAGGTATTATCTGTTGCCGCTTTGTTACCGTTTACACGTTCCACTATTTGCCCTACGCCGTTTTTATCGGCAAGTTTTGCAAATGTACGCCCAACGTGATTGCGTTCTACTGCGTTATAGAATTGGAACGTATTCTTTACGATACTTTCCAACGGATCTATAATATCGCGCGTGCTACCTTTGAAACGTTTTACCGGACTGGATACATCAACAAAACCCTTGCCACCAGATAAGAACGATTGCATGCCAGCATCTGACATATCACGGAAAAATGGAATGTAATGCGGGTACATTTTGCGCATTGTATGATATGCCTTAGCTGTCAACATGCCTTCTTTAACTAACATCTGCAACATATAATCTTGATATTTATATATTGCAACTGCCGCCTTTTGAAAGCGTTCGTTTCTGGCGTGCTTACCTAATACGGCAGCATCTTCGGTATAATCAAACGTTGCTTTTTGTTTGTTTTTATGTAGGTCTAAATCGTGCAAGGCTACAAGATATGCGGAGAATTCCTTATGTTCCTTTTCGCCTATGCCTTTCAAAATATCTTTTAACGATTTGATGCCATGTTCCGGTGCGCCGTGTTCAATAAGCGTTTCTGCTTTACCTACCCAGCCACGCGCTAACCACGCTTGCATATATGGATTATCATCAAAGGCAATCTTTTCGCCTGTTTGGCGTTCGACTTCCTCAACTAAATCCTTCAACGGGTTCAATTCATCAACGGCTTTAGTGTATACATCATTTAACGCTTTTTTAATTACGTCTTTAGCTTCGCCACGCTTAACCGCATCAATGGCTTGGCTTACTTTACCTTTACTTTCAAACGAAATACTACCTTTGATACGTTCCGCCCCGCCTTGACGGTGCCATTCATGAACCAGCTGCGATAATTTATTGGTTATACCGTTTAATTCTGGTTCATTCTTAATCGCTTCCGTAAAGTGGCTATAAAATTCTGGAAATTCCCGTTTTGCTTTCGCGCGATCACTTACATAATCTTTGAAGAATTCAGCGTAACCTTCGCCACGTATTCCGTCCATGCCTAACTTATTGTATGCTTTTCCGAAACGGTCTTGAATAACGCCGTTAAATTCGGTATTGAACCGTGCATCTTTACTGAAACCGAAATAATTATCTACATAATGCCCTAATTCATGCATGATAACTGGAATTTCTCCATAATTACCGCTACGAATTACATCGGTTTTAGTGTTATACCAGCCGCGCACATTATCACGGCCCAAACGGCCACTTTTAACACGTTGATTGAATAAGTTATTAACTGCATCTAATATTTCTCTACGCGTTACGCTTCGGCCTAATCGCCCTACTTCATCAATACCAGTATGCGGCGTATCCTTACCCATTGCGCTATATTGTAGCGGTTCCGTAGGTCTAACGCCTTTACTTTCTAAATAACGATTTGCCATTGCTTCGTTGCCGTCAAATGCTTTCACCATAGCTTCGTGTACTTGCTCATGCGTTGCATTGTCTAATAGCTGGCTAGGTTGCTGCGCGTATTTGCTCACGCCACCTTCTGCCGGTTCCGCTTGCATCAACTTCAATTCTTGCGTATCTGCAATTAGTTCAGCAGCACGATCACGGCGAACCGTTTCCATGTATTCGTTGTTCAATCGTTCAACCGGTACATCTAGGCTTTCAGATAATCGAACCTTCACCGCATCAAGTTCCGCTTTTGGAATATCTGGCTTTGTTGCTCGGTTTAAATCCTTCAATAATTCCGTGTTAGAATTTACTTTATTTTCTAATTCGGTATATCGTGGTTCAGATGCATCATTTTTTAATTCATTTATGATAGTTTCTTTTGCTTTTTGCGGTAAATCGTCAATCGCATTTCGTAAACTTTCGTTTGGTGCATCTTCTTCATATCTAAATTGAGTACTTGCATCGTTTTCAAGTGCTTTTTCTTCAATTTTAGGTTTTTCACCATCTACAAAGTCAGTATTTATGCGGCCTTTCGGTTGAAATTCATTTATTTCGCCTGTACGGGTCGTTTCGCCTTCGCCTTGATAGTTTATACCTAAATCGTCAGTTTTAACCGATTTTTTATCGGTATTTTCTACAAAACTGTTTAAATCGGTATGTGGTTCTTCGGTTTTTGACATTTCCCGTTCTACGAATTCATCTTTAAATGGTTCTTCGTAGGTTCTACGGTTAGGGTCTAACGTTTCATCTTTGAACGATACATCACGCGGCCCATTTTCATATTTGCCGTAATTGCCTTTAAAGGTATTTTCTGCAATTTCTGCACGCATTGCATCGTTTGCAACTGCTGGGTCTGGTCTTTCGTATGTTTCGCGAATGATTTTAGCCATTTCCGCCGGTGTTGCATCTGGGCGCGCGCGCATAGCTTCAAGTGCAGCGCTTTCGGTATTGTGTAATTCCCATACGCTGAAATCAACTTGCGTTCTCCAATCCCATGGATCCAACCCGCGATTTTCTGCGAATTTCAATAAACCATTTTCGCCGTTCAATCTATCACCAGTAAATTGAACCAAACCACGGGAACCGTAGCCGTCGCCACTTGTAACAGTTGTGCTAAAACTACTTTCGGCGCCGATATTACCAGTCATGGCA